AAGAATGAGAATATCAATATACAAAACAAGATTAATATATTAAAAAACTTAAAGAACTTTAAACATAAAACAGAAAATGAAATCAAAGAGTATATCCTTCAAGAAAAAGAACGAGCTAAGTCTCAACGATACCGAACAAAATACTATTCTCGCCACTATTTACGATGGAGGAATACCTCATATCGTAATCAAAGACACCTTAAAGATCAGCTTGATGTCTTTCTACAAATACTTGGATCTAAATCCAAAGTTTAAAGATGAGTTTTTGAAAGCTCAAGAGGTAGGTATCAAGACACTTGTTGAAAAAATGTTAGCAATCTTTCAATCTGATACTACTGAAATGTCCAATGAAGAACTCTTATTTTTAAGAGAGAAACAAAACTATATTAAATGGTTAGCACCAAGAATCAGTAGTCTATTTACAGAAAAACAAAAGATTGATGTTAAAAGTGATTCAGTAGTTAAAATTTCTTGGGAAGATAATCAATCTGATTTGATTGATGTATCAGGGGATATTACTGACATACCCCCTGATAATAAAGATTGATTAAAGAGTATCTCTGTATTCCCAATCTTCCATAGATTGAGAAGTTTTTATATCTTTTTCCCATCTATCATAACTATCTAATTTATTTCTTGCAGCTTGTTCAGATGATGCTTTTACCCAATATCTTTTTTGAACACTATATTCTAGTGTTATGTCGTATATTTTCATAGCTTTCCCTTTGTTGTCTTTGTTTATAGTTTCTTATGATTGTCTTTGCCATAACTCCATTGGCACTCATAAGATTTAAGAAAGTTAATCTTACTAACTCCCTTAAATTTTGTTTTTGTGTTAGTTGTTTATTCATTTATTTGTTTTAGTTTTTTGATTGTTATTTCTTTATATAATTTATTGGCTTGTTTATAAAGCAAAACACACTCATTAATTAACTTGTTTTTGTTTTGTTTTTTTAACAAATTTCTAAATCTTTTTTCTTCTTGTTTATCCATTTTATTTTTCCCTTTCAATATAATAAACATCATCATCAATGTCTATTTTGGCTTGTTTTATACTATTATATTGTATTCCACCTACTTCCCAAAATGGATCTTCTTTAAACTCTTTACAAACTATATAGTATGGTTTTTGATTATCATTGTACATAATACAAATTTCTAATCCTTTATAATGTTCTATTGGCATTATATTTTCCTTTCATAATTGTATTTTACTTTTAATTTTCTTTGATTACCTCTTTTAAATTCAAATTTCCAAGTGGAATCATCAACAATTATTTTATGTGCTTTGTGTCTTAACTTTTCGCTTTGCTCAAATAACTTTTTTATTTTTTTATTATCTGCAATTGAAGTATGAACCAAATTAGATCCATTAAACCAATCTGCAACCATTTGAGCATCATATTGACTTATTCTTTTTTTCATTTTATTTTTCCCTTTGTTTGTTTTTATTATTTATATACTAATTGTATATTATTACAATAGTTAATATCTTAAACTTATTAGTAATTGGTCTACTTGATCAGCATACTTCAGCGAAAAAAGTAAACCAAATAGTATTGCTCCAAATAATATGCAGTCAATCACTTCAATTAGTTTTTTCATTATATTTTCCTTGTTATATTGTTCAGCTTTTTTATATTCTTGTGCTTGTTTATCTGTTTCAAAATAATTGCACTCATCACATTTTTGAATTTCATCATTCCAATTTTCGCTGTTAGAAATAATAAAATATTTATCATTACAAGTTTTACAATTCATTTATTTCTCGCTTTCTTTTTCTTTGTTCCATATACTTTCAAATTGTTCATTAAAAGAATGCAAATTACTATCTTCAAAAGCATTATAAGAAGTATTATAAATCTTCTCACCTTGCCACTCAAAATATTGAGAGATCATAATTCCTAAAGCCTCTTCATCTGTTGCTCTATTAGGATCAGTAAAGCTTTCTTGCTTTTGATCTTGTATTAAATCATATAACTTGTTTTTTATTATGTTCATATTTTTCTCTCAGTTGTTTAAAATTAATATATACATATAGAATATATATGTCAATACTAAAATATAATTTAATTATACAATATGGATATGTTATTGAATTGATTGAATTGTTTTTTTTGTGTGAGATATTTATGCAACACTTTAGTTTATAATGATTATAAAGTAATTTAATTAAAAATAATACTTGCATATATATAAATTGGATATATAAAGATTAAAAACAATTAATGAAAGGATAAAAAAAAATGGGTACTATATCAGTTCAATACAATAAAAAACCATCAGTTGTTGATGCGTTTAAAATGGATATGTCATTACCAATTATTGATTTTAATGTTGAGCATGTTGAAGGTAAAGAATACGCAATTTATTCAGCGTGTAAATACAAGGATCAAATAATAGCTGTTATTGGTTTGATTAGATACGATTATTTAAACAAAGAAGTATTTATAAAAATAATGGATGAGTCAGTAGGTCCATATTATTATGATATGAAAAAAAATGTATTTAATCAACTTACACCAATTAAACAAAAATCATTTGCAAGTGAATGGCGGAAAAAAGTACAATCAAAGTTTAATTAAATAATAATAAATATTAAACCCATCAGTAATTAATTTTATTGGTGGGTTTTTTTTGTGTGAGATCCTGGAATAGAGGACCTGGAAATATAATTGTTATTAAAGTTGCTATTCTAATATTAAGATCGTCATTTTTTTTTTACATGTATATAATCGGTTAACTTTTAACGATACCAAGTAATGTATTATTATTATTGGTAATGTTTAGTTATCACTACCTATTTTATTACTACAATGTGTTGTTATAAAGCAATATGTGTTGTATTTTGCAACTGCATAACCGCCTATACCCCCAGGCGCACCCGCCGTATATTATATATATATACATGGGACTGCAGGACACCTTTATCCAGTTAGCCTTACCCCTGTCCCCAGAAACAACCCACCCCCTTTTTTTGCTAGACCTCCTTTTTTAAATAAAATAATACTAGATATATGGAGTTTGATACCGAAGAGATACAATCAGTAGTGTTTATAGAACCTAAGACAAATAATGTTATTATAAAAATTACTGGTTTTCCTAATCAGTATTTATCTGAATTATATATTGGTTGGGTTATGACAATATTGGATTTTGATTATAAGTCTACATCTGGTAATATTTCTAATACTCTACACTAAATATGGATATAAAGATTCCCTACACACCTAGAAAGCATCAGAAGTATGTTCATGTTAATATTGATAAATATAGATGGAGTGTACTAGTATGCCATAGAAGGTTCGGCAAAACAGTATGTATGATTAATCATCTTATAAGATCTGCCTTATTATCGAAAAACAAAAACCCAAGATATGCCTACATATCGCCAACATTCAAACAAAGTAAATCCATTGCTTGGGATTACATGAAACAATTTACAGATAAGATACCTGGAGTACGTTTTAATGAGACAGAGCTACGATGTGATTTACCTAATGGCGCTAGGATTACTTTGCTTGGAAGTGAGAATTGTGATGGATTACGTGGAATTTATTTAGATGGTTGCGTGATTGATGAGTATGCGAATGTGAATGATAGACTATTTCCTGAGATAATTAGACCAGCATTATCTGACAGAAAAGGCTATTGTGTATTTATTGGTACGCCTCAAGGAATGAATAATAACTTTTATGAACTATATCAACACGCACAAGGAGCTAGTGATTGGTTTCATTACAAAGCTAAAGCAAGTCAAACAAAGATTGTAGATGAGGAAGAATTAGAAAAAGCAGAAGAAATTATGGGAGAAAACAAATTCAAGCAAGAGTTTGAATGTGATTGGATTGCTAATATTGAAGGAGCTATCTTTGGAAAAACAATAGCAGATATGGAAAACAATAGACAAATTTCAAGAGTACCTTACGACCCTTCCTTGCCAGTCTCTACCTCCTGGGATTTAGGAGTCTCTGATCATACTGCTATTATTTTTTATCAGCAAATAGGAAGAGCCATACATATAATAGATTATCATGAAGAACGAGGTCAAGGTTTACCTTACTATATTAGTATGATTCAAGATAAAGATTATATTTACAAAGATCATTATGCACCACACGATATTGAAGTTACTGATTTTAGTAATGGTAAAACCAGAAGGGAAGTAGCTTATCAATTAGGAATTAGATTTAAGGTTGTTCCTAAAATTCCACTAGAAGATGGTATCCATGCAACTACTATGACTTTACCTAAATGCTGGATTGACGTAGACCATTGCAAAAAATTAATAGATGCGTTAAGACATTACCACAGGAAGTATATAGACAAAGCAAGAATGTTTAGATCTAAACCTGTACATGATTGGAGTTCTCATGCTTGCGATGCCATGAGGTATTTATGCGTAGGACTACAAGAAATTAATACTAGACAAACTGCTCCACAAAATGTAGCAGATAATAACTATAGAATATTATAAATATGAGTTCATTATTTAAACCAAAGATGCCACCATTACCACCTGTTCAACCTTTGCCTGAACCTCCTGCAGCTGTTCCAGAAGAAATAAGTCCAGAAAAAAAAGAAGAGATAGCAAAAGAACAGGCGGCAGTAGAAAGAAAAAGAAGAGGTAGAAAATCTACTATTCTAACTGGACCTTTGGGAGATGTTACGGAAGCAGAAATTCAAAAGAAAACTTTATTAGGATCATAACATGGCAATAAAAAAAATTATAAAAATGGCAAAAGAAATTATTAAATCTAAAAAAAAAATAAAAATAGAAAAAAAAATAGTAAAAGAAGAACCAATAGTTTTATCTCCAGAATATAAAATAGAAACAATCGAAGCAAAAGAAACAAAATCAGAAACAAAGTCAGAAACAAAGTCTGATTTAAAATCAGGATTAGGAAGTTAAGATGGGTTCAGTAGCAAGAGTGTTTAGACCAACACCGCCACCTACACCAACTCCTATGCCAGCACCACCCGTAGAAGTAAAAAAACCACAACCAGTTATAACTCCTACGACTTCTGAAATTTCTCAAAGTGAAGCAACAAATGCAGATGGTTATAGTTCGTCAGCAATGAATTTAAAAACAAAACGTAAAGGAAGATCTGCAACTATTTTAACAGGACCAGCAGGAGTACAAGAACAAAATACTACTTTAGGTAAGAAAAGTTTATTAGGAACATAATGGCAAGAACAGACTTAACAAAAAATTTAATGTCTCGATTTGACAAACTTCAAGGTCAAAGAGAAAATTGGGAAACACATTGGCAAGAGGTTGCGGATTTTATGCAACCCAGAAAAGCAGATGTAACCAAAAAAAGAGCAAGAGGAGATAAAAGAATGGAAAGAATTTTCGATTCTTCTCCCATACAAGCAGTAGAATTATTATCTGCTTCCCTTCATGGTATGCTAACCAATCCTTCTACTCCTTGGTTTACTTTACGATTTAAAGACGATGATATAGAAAACGAAGATGAAGCAAAACTTTGGTTAGAGTCTGCAACAGATGCAATGTATACAGCATTTAATCGTTCTAACTTTCAACAAGAAATATTTGAATTGT